AAATGGGAAAAGGAGCGTACAGAGGATGAAAATAGTTAATTGGGAAGACATTAAGAACGCCAACAGTCAGATGGCACCTATTGAAGTGAAGGGCAAAATGTACATGGAAGTTCCTCAAAGGATAAAAGCATTCAGAATGTTATATCCTCAGGGATTTATCAAGAATGAAATGCTCAGCAACGAAAACGGAGTATGTATATTCAAGTCAACAGTAGGTTTTTACGCCGAAGATGGCAAGGAGCACATCCTGGGAGTCGGAACAGCATATGAGAAGGAAAATTCTTCATTCATCAACAAGACATCTTATATCGAGAACTGCGAGACCTCAGCATGTGGACGTGCTCTCGGTATGGCAGGTTTCGGAATAGATGTATCTGTTGCCAGTGCAGAGGAAGTGCAGAATGCAATCATCAATCAGACGAGGGACGAGAAGATCAGGAAGGTCGATATAACAGCCCTTAAGAAGAAATACCCAACTGCAGAGCAGGAGAAGAACATATTTGAGCACTTCAAGATAACAAAATGGGAAGACATGACAGTCGGTCAGATGAGTGAGCTTATCAACAAGAAGGAGGGCTGACATGTACGATAAGGATGGGTTAAATTTTGGTGATCTGAAGAACAAGATTGTAAAGATCATGAAGGAAGTACCGGATGACACTCCGGTATGGATAACTTTTGACGGATATGACGAAGCTTATCAGCTCCATTCAATCGGAGTTACAGGGATAAAGCTTAAGAACGAGGATGATGAGGACAGACCTCATGGATGTCCGGTAGGACTGGAGATAATGTCAGAGGAACATTTATCTCAGAGTGATATTTTACAGGAGCTTGATTATTTAGGGGATGAGGCCTTCGATATGGTGCTCTTATACCTGGATAAACATGACTTAATAAGCAGAATTTTAGACATGTACGGAGGTGGACGATATGAACGTGGCAATTAGTGAGGAAAGATATTTAGATTTACTGGAGAAGGAAGCAAAGCTCAAGCTCCTTGAAGACTTCCTTTTCTGCAAGCCGGAACTCAATTACACGTATGACGGTTTAGTTCCGAACCATGAGTTAATAGATATGTTTTACAAGACACTGTATCCGACAAGGACAAAGGCAATGATTATAAGACTCAATGAGGAGAGAAAGAAGAGGGAAGAAATCTATGAATAAAATATTTTTGATCGGAAGACTGACTGCAGCTCCGGAAGCTAAGTCTATTCAGACAGAGGCAGGGCATAAGAACCTTGTGAACTTCACTCTTGCAGTGGACCGCAAGTATAAGAAGAACGAAGCAGACTTCATCCGCTGCGTAGCATGGGAGAAGACAGCAGAGTTCATAGGAAAATATTTTGGTAAGGGCTCCAAGATAGCAGTAGTCGGAAGACTTGAGACAGATACATACGAGAAGAACGGACAGAAATTCTACTCATCAACCGTAAGAGTTGAGGAAGTAGAGTTTGCAGATTCGAAGAAGAAGGAAGAAGCTCCGAACACTCCGGAAGGGGATGGGTTCATCAGTATTCCGGAAGGCATTGAGAACGATCTTCCATTCAAATAAGCAGGTGATCATATGGAATTAATCACAGGAACACCGGAAGAAATCGTAAAATGGCTCTTCACTCAGGACAGAGATAAGGTCTTTACGATATCAGAGTTCAGAAGAAAGAGATCTCTGAATGCTAACTCCTATGCATGGGCTCTTATAGGCAGGATTGCCGATTATTTAAGGACCAGTAAAGAAGACGTGTATCTCACAATGCTCAAAAGATACGGTCAATCTGAAATGGTATCCGTATTATCCTCCATAGACGTAAGAGGCTATTTCAAATACTATGAGGAGCTTGCCAGGGCAACACTCCAGGGTAAAGAGTTCACTCACTACCGGATATTTAAAGGATCCAGTGAGTACGACAGCCGAGAAATGGCCATTCTCATTGACGGAATAGTCTCTGAGGCTAAGGAAATGGGTATTGAGACACTTCCTCCGCAGGAACTGGAGAGATTGAAGCAAACATGGGACGTAAAATGAGAAGCATTATAGTTAAGGATTTAAAGGTCTGTTATGTATGCGGTAGAACCGATCAGGTAGAGGTTCATCACTGCATACATGGGACCGCAAACAGGAAATTATCAACAAAGTATCATCTTCTCGTAGGCCTCTGTCCTGATCATCACAGAGGGACATACGGAGTTCATGGGAAATACGGTCATGAGCTTGATCAGGAGCTTAAGAGGCTTGCACAGGAGAAGTGGGAGGGGAAACATGGCACAAGGGAAGAGTTCATTAAGATCTTCGGAAAAAGCTATCTATAAATGCACGATACCTATGAAGTTACCGTCACTGAATGACTATATCAGAGTCTGCAGGACGAACAAGTATGAAGCTGCAGCGTATAAGAGGCAGATAGAGAACGATATAGGGCTGTTCGTATCAAGGCTTCCGATACTCAGGGCTCCGGTAAGCATTCATTTCCACTGGATAGAGGGTAACAAGAAGCGAGATCTTGATAATATAGCCTTTTCGAAGAAGTTTATCCTGGATTCCCTTGTAAAGCATGGAAGACTTGAAGACGATAACCGGAAATGCGTCATTGCCTTCCAGGACACCTTCGAATATGGGGATGATACGAAGGTAGTATTGTACATTGAGGAGGTATGACATGACTCAGAAAGAAATAATCGTTAAGTTCATCCATGAGCATGGCTGCATAACATCACAGGATGCATTCAGACTCGGTATTACTCAGCTCGGAACGAGGATCTATGAGCTGAAGGACAAAGGCTATATCTTCGGCAAGAGAAGAGTAAAGACGAAGAACCAGTACGGTAAGCCGACACACTATGACGAATATATGATACTGAAAGAGGGTTAATAATGGCAATTTATAGAAGTGTACAGATGACATTTTGGACAGATACAAAGATCGAGGATGACTTCACTCCGGAAGATAAATACTTTTATCTGTATCTGTTCACAAATCCTCATACAAACCTCGCAGGATGTTACGAGATCAGCTTGAAGCTGATGGCTTATGAGACAGGATACAGTAAGGACACTATTGAGAGGCTTCTGGAAAGGTTCAAGGATGTCCATGAGGTTATTGATTACTGCTCAGAGACAAAAGAGGTTCTTCTCCTGAACTGGTACAAGTACAACTGGACAAAATCAGAGAAATTCAGAAAACCTCTTAAGAAAGAAATTGAGGATATCAAAAATAATTCTTTCAGAGAATATTTAACAAAATTGTTTAACGGCGAAGACGTTAGATACCGTATCGATACAAAGTGTATCGATACAACTGTTACTGTTACTGTTACTGATACTGTAACTGATACTGTATCTGATACTGATACTGTAACTGATAAGAAGAGTAATAAGAATAATAAGATATTTACTCCTCCAACAGTGGAAGAAGTAAGGAGTTATTGTCAGGAACGTAATAACAAAGTAGATCCTGAAGGGTTTATTGACTTCTATGAGTCAAAAGGTTGGTTCATAGGCAAGAACAAGATGAAAGACTGGAAGGCAGCGGTCCGGAACTGGGAACGCTCGGAACATAACAAAGGCTCAACATACATGGATGCCATAAAGAACAGAGTCTCTCAGGTAGATGACTGGTAAGGAGTAAGCTATGGAACGTGATGAATTTAAGATTTTAGTCAAAGCTTTGAAGGCTACATACAGTGATCCTAAGTTTATTGCTGACAGTGATGCTTTTGACGTGTGGTATGTAATGCTTAAGGATATTCCTTATGAGGTCTGTCAGATGGCTATTCAAAAATACATACTGACAAGACCATACAATCCAACAATAGCAGACATCAGGGAGTTGGCTACTGAAATAATGACACCGGAAACCCCGAATGAGGGAGCTGCATGGTCATTAGTGTTCAAGGCCATAAGTAATTCCTCATATCATGCAGAGGAAGAGTTCAATAAGCTTCCGAAGGAATGTCAAAAGGCAGTAGGATCTCCGAGGATGCTCCGTGAATGGGCTATGATGGAAATAGATCAGGTCAATTCAGTCATCCAGTCCAACTTCATGAGGAGTTATAGGGTCGAATGTAAAAGATCTAAAGAACTGGAAGCTCTTCCTGAAGCTATGAGAGAACAGGTCAAGGCTCTTTCAGAAAGAATGTCAACTAAGCTACTGGAAAACAGTGACTTATGAGCATAAGTTTTGAGACAGAGGTTAAAGATGGGGAAAGCAAAATACAGCAAGAGTAAATGCAGGAAATGTAAATGGCATGGTACAGGAGTAGGTTATCCGGTACGAGAAGGCAGTCATCATGTACTCGTACACTGCAATTATAGTTTATACAACGAGACTACACCACTCAGGGTAGTAGATGGCAAGGTAATAGATCTCAGAGGTGAGGACCGGTATGGATGTCAGCTCTTTGAGAAGGGCAAACCGGACAGACCGAATTTTAAGTATACGGAGGATGAAGATAATGCTTAAGAGTTGTCCTTTTTGCGGAGGGGATGTAATCAAACACTGCGGGCTTGCAGGAACCAAGTCACCAAAGATTGTTTTCTTCCAGTGTCAGGAATACAGCTGCGGAGCTATGGTGAGTTTCAACAACACCAGGGTAACACATCATCCGAGCCTGGCAGTGTTCAACTGGGAAGAGAGAACAGCACATAAGGCTGAATGGATCCGAAGCGAAGAAGGATACATTTACTGTTCTTCCTGTAAGCGAGAAGTAAGAGACTTCGGAGGAAGACATGAGAGTAACTTCTGTCCTTCCTGCGGTGCTGACATGAGGAGGAAAGATAATGCCGAACAGTTTAAGGAGTAAGTTATCAAAGCTGAAATACGAAGGCAGGATAACTCAGGAAGAGTACCAGGATCTGATCAATAAGCTAGACGGACATGATCAGGTGCTGAGGGAACTATACAGAAGACGAAAAGGAAAATGGAACCACTGGACTGACGATTACAAGGACTATGTTACCTGTTCTGAATGTGAGTATGGTGCAGAAGGTGAAGTATTCCTGAGTGATAAGACACCGTTTTGTCCTATATGCGGTGCAGATATGAGGGAGAGTGATAAGGAATGACGGTAAAAGAATTGATGGAAGAATTAACATACTATGACGAGGATGCAGAGGTTGAGTTTGAATTTGATGATGATGTGGATGTTGAAAGTTGGACAGAGAACAAATACGGAATGAAAGAGGTTGAAATCCGAAAGATGTTGAAACCATCATTTATATCTGAAATCAGAGGTAATTGCAGAATTGAGTTGGAAGTAAAGGAGTGATAGCGAATGACGATAGATGAAGCAATAAAGCATTGTGAGGAAGTGGCAGAAGAAAACGAGAAGAACGCTAAAAGCATAAATAATATTTATAAAAAATCGTGTCTTGAATGTGCCTCCGAACACAGACAGCTTGCAGAGTGGCTGAAAGAATTAAAGGCATTAAGAAGAAATGTTATAGATATGTGTAACGATTGCGACACTTGCAAATATGCAGACGTATATCCAGACTATAGTCCTTGTGTAAACTGTTCACATCGCTATGCTAATCAATATGAGTATGATGAAACAAGGGAGGTAAACGCCGATGAAGATAATAATTGATATACCCGAAGAACAGATAAAGAAGTCATTAGAAGAAAGCAAGTATATGCATGAAGATGAAGGAGAAAAAGGCTTTGTGGATATAATGATGCTTTATACTGATGGACACCTTGATTTTG